AAGCAGTATCAACAAATTCACGAATTGTTTTTTTATCACTATCTCCATTTACTGAAGTGATAACATATTTCATTCTTGTTGAAATACTTGATGATGAGTTTGGATTTACTTTTAATAAACCTTTAATTTCACGATCAATTGCTTGTTCATCACCATGAGTTAATGCTTTAAAAGTAACTAATGTTTTAGTGTGTGGAAGGGTATATTCAAATGAATTAACACCTTTAGTAATTAAATCTTCTCTTAATGGTTTATTTTCTAATGTTGCTAAATCAACACTTACTTTTCTTCCATTGTACGTAAATTCATAATCACTACCATAACCTAAGATACGAGCAGCAATTAATATTGCGTTTTTGTCTCCAATAGTTAAGTCTGAGAAATTGATTTTAGTAACAATTAATGATTGAAGTAACTTGTCAATTACTGTTCCCTGAGAAATATAGTTTTGGTTAGATAAAATATCTTCTTCCTTAGCGGTCATATATTTTATTTCTACTTTACCACTTGATAAAGGATTTCCTTCTGGGTATAAATAACCTTTAGAAGGCAATTCAACTGTTTCTGTGGGAAGTTTTGGTTTATTTGATTCTGTAGAATCAACATTTGTAACATAATTTTGTTCCATAATTTATAACGTTATTTGATATAAATATATATAATATAAAGAAGTTAGAAAAAAGGCGTTAGATTTCTCTAACGCCTCTTCTTTATTATCTACTGTTTATATTAGAAGTTTAATATGCAGTAATCCATAGCGATTGTAACTGATAAGCTAATTGCTGCATCTGCTGTCCAATCGTATTCACCGAATGTAGCGGTTTTAACGTAAGCACCTTTGATAATCCATTCAGATACGATATCGCCTACTGGTCCTAAAATATCTAATGTTAAATCTTTCTTGTAGAAATCAGAATAACCATCACGGCCTGTTACTGATTCGTGTGCTAAACGTGCCCATTCCATTACTGCTTGAGCTCCAGAAGGAACTACAGGATCGTAAAGTTCTAAAGTCATATCGTTCCAACGAACTTTACCTTTTACTTTACGGTAAACGTTCATGTGGTCTAATATGATTTCACCAGCTTCAAATCCAGGAGCAGAAGCCTTTTTGATTAAATAAGAAGGGATACCATCTACATATAATATAAAGCGATTCTGAACTTTTGGTTCAAACGCTGTGAACATGATTTCGTTCGGGTTTAATACTGCCATTTTATTCTATTGTTTAGTATAAATATTGTTAATTTATTTTCTTACGCAAACTGAACACCAGTCGGAGTAATGTTGAAATCTAAGATGATAAATTCAGCTGTCTTAGTTGGTTGTAAATAAATTGCACCAATTAACTGATTTCTATCAATTGTTTCAGCTGTGTTATTTGATTCATCCATTACTACCTTATAAGCATATAAACCTTGTTTTTGTTGTACATTTTCTAAGTACGGATTAACTTGGTTTAAGAACTTATTTCTTGTTGTTGCTGTATTTTGTTCGAATACTAAATTATCAGCAATGTTACCAATGTATCTCTTTAATGTGATTAATAAACGACGAACGTTTACACGGTCAAGAGCTGATGCTTTAGTTTGTAAAGTCTTTTGACCAAATGCTACAACACCTTGTCCAGGGAAAGTAGCTAATGGGTTAACTTTATTGATATATAAGTTATCACGATCTGATGGTGATAATTTTCTTTCTGCTTGAATTACACCTGATAATCCACCACGATTGAAACCTGCAGGTGCGAACCATGTTTCTGCTACTTTATCGTTGTAAGCATAAACACCACACATTACTGTTGAAGCAGGAACGAATACTAATTTACCAGTTTCTTGAGACAATACTTGAACCCAAGGCCAGTAAGTAGCACCATATGATGAATCGTAGCTATTTGCTGCTGAATCAACTGATGAAATTGGAGCACCGTAGTTTACCATATCAACAATTGCCATACAATCACCTCTGTTTTCACAATTAGCCATCAATGTACTTAAAATACCAGGGCCATTTTGGTAAGTAACACCTGGTAAAGCAATCCATGAATAATCATATTCATCAGGGTTTGAAAGTAAATCTACTACTTCAGAGTAGTCGCTACTTGATAAACCTTGAATATTAACAGAATCGATTTGATTGAACATTTTTAATCCTAAAGAAGCACCACTACCATTTCCAAATAAAGGACCTGTAGCGCCACCAAATGCACCACCTTCAGAACCAGAACCTACTACAGGTAAAGATGCTGTGTATGCAGGATTAAATAAACCATTGTTTAATAAATAGTTTGGAGTTGGATTTTGTACACTTGAAACACGTACATATCTACTTTGGTTAACATAAGAACCAGTAACTTGTAATACTAAATTACCATCAACGTCAGTAACTAAATTCTTAGTTTGGTTACCAATTACATATTCGATGTAATTTGGTGAGTTAGGATCTAATGATAAGTTTAACCAAGTTTCAACTACTAATTGTTGGTTTTGAGTATCATTACCTTGACGTAAAATCAAGTTAAATGTACCTGAACCTGTATTTACGTTAGTTACAGACCAACGAATGTTGTTACTTGAACCACTTGCTAAAGCACCACCTGGTAATTGAGCAAGAGCACCACTTTGAGTAGCGTTATTCATGATAACACCATCTGAAAGTGTTTCAAGAGTAAATGATGATGAAGCAGGATTTCCACCTATTGTTGGTACGCGAGATGAAGTTGCAGGAGTGTAACCTGATGTTGAACCAGATACAACTCTTGTTACTAACAATGATTCACCACCCTGTTGGAAATAATTGTAAGCTGCAATTGAGGTTAGGTACTCTAAAGTAACACCACCACTAATGAAAGCAGCACCAAACTTATTTTTATAGTCAGAATATGAAGTTACCAATGATGGTACTTGAACTGGGCCTTTAACTGTAGGGCCAATAATTGCAGCACCAACGGTAATAGGACCTGAAGTTACCTGTGATTGATCATTTTCGCGTGTCAATACGCCAGGAGATAATAAAGTTTCAGCCATGTTTTAATAGTATTTTATCAACGATAAATATACGAAAAATACTCAAAACTAAGCACTAATAGCTTCTAATGCGCCTGTTTTTAAATCTATTTTGTTATCTCCGTATTTTTCAGATATACGTTGAGATAATTCATATTCGCTTTGAACAACCCTGTTGAATTGAACTTCTAATGTTTGTTTTTGTGCATCCAAACGTAATTTTTCATATTCAAGTTCGCCTAAAGCAAATATTAAATCTTGTTTAGCTTGTTGTAAACTTTTAAGTTCTTGCAATTCTTCCTCAGTAATTGATACTGGTTTATCTTGTATAATTCCCATAATTAAAATTCTTTGTTTTTCATAAATGAAACAATAATATATCGTTTACCACTTAAAACAGGACGAGCGCCGTGTTTATGTGTAATATTTCCTGGATGTACGCTTACATAACCTTGTGGAGGTCTTGATAATTTCTTTTGGCGCCAAAACCAAGTACCACCACCAGTATAATCTTCATCTTTTTCAGATAAATTTATTAACGCAGTAATATGTGAGTTATCGTGGTGAATACTTAAATGTCCCTGAGTATCAGGTGTATAGCGTGCTAAAAAGTTTTCAGCTTGTAATTGATCCCAACCATTACCTTCTAATCCAAATTTATGAATTGCCATAGGCATAACATATTCCCAAAGTAAATCATAATATATTTTATCAAATCCAATTTCAGTTAATACGAAATCAGTTGTAGGATAAAATTCATGACGAGCAAAAGTCCATACTTTAGCATACTCTGCTTCTTCAATTATCATTTTACAAAATTCTTTTGTAAAGAAAGGGTAAGCAAAAGTGCCATCAAATTCTTCATCAACAAATAATTCCCATTCTTTTTTAATTAAACCAGGCACTAAAAATTTTCTATGCCAAGCTGCTGTATCATTCCAGTATTGATATAATTCTGGATGTAATGGAGTATATTCTTTATCCATAATTTTTATTTTAAAAGGTTCTACTATAGGTGTTAAGTGTATATTTTCTGTTTGTGATTTATTATTTTCTTGAACTATATATTCTATATTAGTAGCAAAAGCATTTAATTTGCGTTTATCGTTTTTATTTATTATTTCATTTACATCTGGTCTAAAGTGTGTATCATATAATGTGGGTAAAAATTCATCTGTTGGGATTAAATTTTCCTCTAAATGTTTGCCTATAATTATTTCAACTCCTTTTTTGCTTAAAGCATAAGCATGAGCATTAAATGAAAATAACGGACGAACAAAATAAGCATTGTAATTTTGTTCAGGTAAATTTCTCATTAAATTTCTACCTAAATGGATTAAATCCCACTTTGGTAAAGTTGAAAGTATGTTTTGATTAAATTTCTCTCTTGATTTAAAATCTTCTTCTAATATTAATACAGAATCAAATTTATTTTCATAAGCATCCTTCCAACATTTAATATGAGATAGTACACATCCTACTTCACCAGGAGTAATATCTCTCATATACCAATCTAAAATATTTGTAAAACTTTTTTCATTACGAAGTCTTTCAAGCTCTTCAACATCATTTCTTTTCCAACCATTCCAAGGTTTAAAATCAAATCCTGGGTTTGGTTTTCTACCATCAACTCCATCTATAAAAGCTACTGATTCATATTCAATATTGCTTTCATCTAAACGATTAAGGGCATCTTGTTTATATTCATTTGTTTTATCAAGTGATATAATATAAACACAATCAAAACTATAACAACTATTTAAAAAGTTTTTCCATACTTTTCCAATTATATCTATATTAAATAAAGAAGCATACACTCTATTACGTGTTAGTCTATCATTATTTGTTATAAAATCTATTACCTTAATTTTATCAAGATAATATCCTAATTCTTCACCTGGGTGTTTAATAAATTCAGCTTCATGAATTATTTCAGGAAGTGCACCTATTGGGGATGTTATAATTTTACATTTTGCTAATTGTGCTTCAACAGCAGTTATACAAAATGTTTCTTCGTATTGTGTTGGATAAAACCAATATTCTGCTTTGCTATATTCTCGGCGGAGTGTTTTAGCATCAACGTTGCCAATAAATTGAACGTCCTTTAAATTTAGTTTCTTATACGTTTGATTAAATACATCTAAACCATATTTGGGACAGAATACCTTTAATGTAGCATTTGGTTTTAAATCTTTAATATAATACCAAAGTTCAAGTAAAGTATCTAATCCGCGTTCAGGG